TGCATTTCCATATTGCGTTCCGTGATTTCCTCATAAGATTCACGGCGGTATTGCTCTGGCAAATACCTTGCGTATTTCATATGGACTGTAATGTCCGACAAAATTCTAGTTGCTAGATTCATTTTCTGTATTCTCCGTTGTGTTTGATCTAATAGATTGTCTAAACTTCTTGTATTTGTCTTTGAGGCGTTGGGCTTGATCTTTCGCAGTCAAGTTTGTTGTTTGACCTAACGATAAAGGATCTTGGTTTGTGTTTTGTACCTTCATCTTGATACTAACATTTCTAGTACTCATGTCAATGGGGAATACAATACCATCCGGTCCAAACCGATTCTTGGCAACAAAGATTCTTCCTGTATTGTTCTGCTTATCCTCGATTGTTCTTGACACCGTAAAAATGAAATCAGCAACAAAGCATTTTGAGAAAGCTTCAGAAATGGATTCCATTGTGATTACTTCAGCGTTTAGACCAGATCGATTTGTTTGTGAAGCAGTCCAAATAGGGCATTGGAACTGTTGTGCTAATCCTCTTAGTCCTTCGTAGATTGATTCTAGCTCGTTCCTCTTTTCCTTATCTCTAGTGACAGGCTTTAGCAAGTCACCATAGTCTACCACTACCATGTCTACTTTTGTTCCCTTTGCACGCAACCTTTCGAGGTGTGATTGCAAAGTATTTACGCTAGCCGTCTTGGTTGGGTATTCTTTGATAACTAGTGCGCCGGGGACTTGCTCGACCGATTCACGAATTATTTCTTTGTGGTTCATCAACTCGCTTAGTGGAAGCTCAGTAATACAACTATCGTATCTTTGAGCGATAACGGTGTCTGATAGCTCTAGGGTGTAGTGAACGACTGTCTTACCCTGCTTGACTGCTTGCGCTCCCAAATGCACCAATACCATTGATTTACCGGCACCTGTAGGGGCGATTACGACTCCTAGCTCTCCATTACCAATACCACCACCCGTGATTTGATCAATCTCGGTCCAAGTAGTTGGGATTGGATCTCGGGCCTTTATTTCGAATCGACGTTCGAAATCCTTTAGGTAATCATAGCCAAAGTCATTCGAAGAACCAAGCTTTACAGCATCTGTAATCAACTTGGTGATTTCATCGAACGAAGCTGTGTTGATTAGCTTTGCCGATTTGATCATGACTTCTTTTAGCTTTTGCTTGCGGCAAAAGTCTAGAGAAGTATCCTTGATAAAGCCTGCTTCTTCTACTTCTTCTCTAGCGAAAACCCGAGCGACGAAATCAACGACTTGTCGCTTTGTTGCATCATTCTCATCATTCAGACCTGACTTGATGATTGTAACCATAGTCTTGCGACTAGGATGAATCTTGTAGTTCTTTCGATGCTCGACAATCTTCTCGACAAACACACGAAGATACTTGAGTTCCAAGAAGTTTGGGTCAAATACTTCCAGTAGTTGATCTGCGAAAGGTCGATCATCGAGGATTAGACTACATAGGTCTTCTTGGAAAGACTTGCCGTACTGTGCAAAGTTGACCGGCTTCTGTTCCAACATTAGTATACCTCTTTATTTTCGAGTATAATCATAACCCTTTCACGCTTGCCCGTCAAGCGTTTTGCTATTGCTTGACACGATACGTCGAAGGCTAACGGTGATGTCTGACCAATCAAAGGCTGCGAAGCCATTCTTTAGCGAAAGAGACTTTAGATTTGTAAGGTTTAAATCAAACCCAAAGTTATTCAGAGCGTAGTTTACCTTTTCACGGCCTTGGACCGAGATAGAAGGAGGTGCAAGATTCATCATCTTGTAGTTGTCCTGCACGATACTGAAGTTCTTGGCAATGGTGCTGTATGCGCTAGATTGCTTTTCATTATCGTTACAGTATTGCAAAACCTCACGAAGATAGAATCCCTTGGTTTCCTTCAGGAACGGGAAACGCTTGGCAATAGTCGCAAGACCCACTCCGCCAACGCCGGGAAGATTATCAGACTTATCACCAGCAATAGCGCGGGCGATTGCAAAGTTCTCTGGCGCAATACCAAACTCTTCGATTACATTCTTGCTAGTATGGATCTGCTTTTGGATTGGACGGTACAAGATAGTCTCCTCGTCAAGAAGCTGCAAGAAATCCTTATCAGAAGAAACAATAATCTTCTGCCATCCATCGTAGTTAGAATGTGAGCAGACATAAGAAATCAAATCATCTGCCTCAACGCTGTCCAGCATAAGCTGGATAACAGGCATCTCATTGATAACTTCTAGGAGAAGAGAATGTTGCCAAACTTGATTCTCCTTCTTGCTTTGCTCGCTCATACCTTCCACTTCATAGTTGGTACGGATAGGCTTACGACCAGCCTTATACTCCTTGATAATCTCACGACGCTTCTGAGAACCACCGGGACCATCCCAACAAATAACCACTTGCGTGGGCTTCATTTCCCTCATTAGCTTATTCAGAGAACCAAGGAAGCCCACAACACCACCGATGGGATTACCATTGGTAGAAATAGCTGGATTTACAATGTATCCACGAAGATACATGTTCAGTCCATCAATGATCATCACTCGCTTATTATTATCAGTCGCCATTGTTTGCCTCCTTCTTCAGCTTCGGCTGTCTCGTTTGATAAAACAAATCTTCGTCGGTCAAACCATTGCTGAGCTTGATGCTGGCAACATGCACATCATCAACGGTATAAACGACCTTCTTGATTCCAACATGCTCCATGACTCGGAGACACATTGGACACGGCTTCGAAAGCCGAAACTCATTCCTCTTTCCGACGCGGGCAACATACATAACAGCCCCATCGGTAACATCGCGGGCAATACCAAGAACAGCACCGACTTCGGCGTGCTGCGTGGCATGACCACAGTTATGATTGCGAAAACGATTCGCCCACCAAACAGATCGCAAATCATTGCAAGACGTATTGATGATAGAACCGCCCTTGACAAGAACGGCTCCGTGGCGATAATCCGGGGAATCTGAGCAAGTCGCAATCTTCTTGGCCAGTTCCAAATACCTGCGCTGTCGCTTCGTCAAACTCATGAACCCCTCATACACTTATAAGATAACGTATGAGGGGCCGAGCGTCCAGCAGAACTTTGTCAAGCGAATGTCAGTCTAGCTCTTCATCTTCGGAATCTACATTGAAGTAATCTTCTGCATTACCTTCGCGAGTCTCAAACTTGACAATAATCTCTTCATCCATCAACTGCAAAACTCTTTCTCTGAACCTGCCAGATTCCAACTTCTCTTTCCAATGAGCAGCTTGGAACTTCTCTTTGGTACCATCTTCATAGACCAGCGAGAACCAAGCTCCTGCTTGCTCAAGATGTTTGGAAGACTTGACAGCATTGAACCAGCTTTCTTCGTCTTGGACTTTCGCAAGTCCTCCTGCCCAAATAATCTTAAACGTACATTCACGATTGAGAGAGCCGAAACGTGACTTCTTGATCTTGGCTTTGACTTCGGAACCGATTGGATAACCACGTTCATCAAGAATGTAGCTGTCCTTTGCCTTACGACCAGTTAGCCAAATACGCAATGAGTATGCATACGCTGGGGCCTTACCACCTGGAGTGAAATAAGGTTCGGTTAGAAGTTCTGCTCTGTTAGAAGTAATGTTAGTCTTTAGCTGATTGAGAATCAACAAAGTAGACTTAGTATTAGCGATAGGGATTGTCAGCTTAGAAAAAGCTCTTGACAAGATTCTTGGCTTCATAGCCATTGAGGACATTGGATCGAACGAACCTTCTACGTCTGCTGCTGCTGGCGTATTAGCTAGTGAGTCCCAAATAAAGAACATAGAACCGTTATTAACGGTCAGTAGTTCTTCGATTGTCTCTAGAACCAGTTCTGTTGTTGTTGCTTGGATGTATAGAAGTTTATTTAGATCACAACCTGTTGCTTCTAGAAACTCTGGATCTACTGCTGATTCTGAATCAAAGTAGACTACATCCATTCCTTTTGCCATTGCGTTTGCTGCGATTTGTGCAGCCATGTATGATTTACCGGTACCTTCTAGACCGGCGATTTCTGTAATCTTTCCTACGGGGATACCAGCAAGCTTACCACGGCAAATAATAGAATCCAACCAGCGTGCGCCAGTTGGTACCCAATCAGTTACCTCGGTTGGATTTTCCTTCGATAGATCATGAGCGATTTCTTGTCCGTATTTCTTATTGACAAGGTTTCTCATTTCTGCGATGGATAGCTTGCCCGGTTTACTTTCAGTCTTACGGGCCATTACAACTCCATTTAGTTTATTGTAAATGCGTATGTCTTGGTATCTTTTTTACCAACAAGAGAAATCGTACTTACTTCTTGGTCGACTTTTATTAGTTGCTTTTCTGGTTCTGAGCCGTAGGCACTCACAAATGGTACCAAAGCCCAAAGTACAACCAAAGCTAATACGATTCTCAGTGTATGGTCTACATTATACCCGTACAAACGCTCGTTTTCTTCTTTCATACCCGTACTCCGAAACCGGAGAGCTGAAACTCTCCGGTCGAGTATAAGTAGTTTTTATCACTTGCCAGCGGCACTAATCTCACGGAAAACTGAGTTCAGAAGATCATCATCCGAGTTTGTATTAGCGTTGTACTTTTGAACTTCTGGACCTGCGCCATTTTGGTCGCTTAGGAACTCATCAAGAAGATTAGTGATTTGTTGCGCGGTCAAACGCTCAAACAACGAATCAAATGACGGCATTGTCTCCAGCAGTTCGGCACAACGAGTTGCACCACCGATTGCCTTAGAGCAAAGAGCCGAAGTCTTACGACGAGGAGCAACATCCGTTTCTGCGAACATGCGTCCGGTCTTTGTTGAGTACGAGATCGTCAAATCGGTACCCTCTTCGGTATCAGTAATGTCACCGTAGTCAGGGTTGAGAACAAGGCTCAATAGCTTCTTGTAGACAGTACCACCATAACCCCATGCACGGATTCCATTATCTTCTTCTCCACGAACCAAAACTGGTGAGAAGTAACGCTCCTTCACAAATAGTGACTTTGCAAGCTTCTTATCTTCGTCGTCGTTATTAGCGACACCATCACGCCAAGTCTGTGAAGCAAACTCACAGATTGGGCATTGCTCACCAAAGTTCTTCTTTAGGCACAATACAGTCTTACGCTTACCACCAACTTCTAGGTAGTGGAAATGGAAATCACGGAATGGATCTCCGTCTGATGGGCAGACAATGCGAATGTCTTGCTCGCCCTCTACTGGCTTCCAAAAAGTCGAAACCTTACTGGACGTATCGCCCTTACTCTCGGTTGCAGAAAGCTTAGCCTTCATCTTTTTAATATCAATAGCCATTTGTTTTTTCCTTTATGTTAGTTGTGGGTTTTACCCTAAAGTCAATAGGAAGATTTATTCCTATCGCTGCTCTTGCACGAATGAAGTATGTTCCAAGACATACACTAAATCTCTATCATACTTTGTAGGATAGAAACTGAATGAAACGGTTTTGGTTTCCGTTGTGTTAGATTTTACTTCTTCTTTAGCACGCTTCAGTAAGTCGTTCGATTTTGACAACCGTGCCTCACTGATAGCATAAATGTAACTCTCTTCTCTTACGTCGGCAAGGCCGTAGAACATCTTTTTTACATCGTCTTCAAGATTCTTGATTCCAATGGTAGAAATACGATTTGTTTCTGTCGGTTGATCCAAGCTACCCATAATAGGCGAGTTATTACGATACACATTGATCATGTGCAAGGTATTAGCAATCAAAACGTTGATTTGATCCCAATACCCAATAATAGGTAGTTCGCCAGCGATTTCTTCGACCTTCTGATTATTGATCAAATAGATACGCTCAAACTTGCCTGATCGTGTGAAATGCTGCAATACATTTGTAACGACCTTTTGATTCATAGCCTTCTTATGAGTTAGCGTAACTGGATCAGCTTCGATGCTGACAATCGTAATGCCACGGTCCTTGATGCCTTCCAAGATTCGGAGTGACAAAGCGGAGACAAGAGAACCACCGCTCACAATCATTATAACATCATCACTGGTCAAACAGCCATACAATAATGTCAAATCGATGTTAGTTGATTCGTAGGCTTCGGGATCGTTATGCTTCTTGATTCGAATGGTCCTTTCTACTTGTTGATCGTGGTCTACACAAACAACATTGTATTGTGGGTATTTTTCGAACTGTGCCGCGATTCTCGATCCGACACCTCCCAAGCCGATAACATTCATAGGTCAATCACCTTTAGATTCTCAAAATCTTTTCCTGCTTTCATTGTGGCAACAAATCCATCCTTACGAACAATCTCCAAGATTTGGAAGATTAGTTTCCGTTCAGACCAATCAAAGTCAATAACAATCGAATCGTGAATCGAGAAAGCCAAATAAGACTTCTTGCCTTTCAGGAGATCATAAATCTCAACAAGCTTTCGACCAACATAATCAGCCGTCGTGCTTTGGACCAAATACGGAATGGCATGGTCTCTATCACATTCGATAGTTCTGCCAAACGGATTCTGAACTGCTTTCCCATCCCAATGCTCCCTAAGTAAGTAATCCCGACTATAAACTTTTTCCAATCGGTCATCACGCTTTTCGAAATCATACAACCATCCAAACATCATTTTCTTGGCCAAATCTCGGTCGGTATCTTTACCAAACACATTCTGAATGTTCCAATCATGAATGTCGATTGGGGGTTGCTCCTTACCTTGGATAAAGAACAAAGACCTCAAATCTGCTGCGTTATAATCAATCTCCAAGAACATGTCGTTGTTAGGTTTGATAAACCTACGCAAGTCCTTATCAAATCGAAGAATAGGAAATGATTCTTTGGTAGTGGTCAATCTTCCGGTCTTGACCGAGAATGGATCATAAACAATCTTTCTTGGATAAGACCTCATTCTTTCCATGAAATCTCGAACCTTCTTCTTGTGCTTTTCGTTATTCATCGCAGCCGAATCAATACAAAGCCGACGAGAAGAAATGTCATAAAGAACTTCTTGGAGCCTAACAAGATAATCATGATTGCTTGGTTTCTCAACATTCTGAAATACCCAATCACAGATCTTTGTTTTTACCTTGGCATAATCTTCCAAGAAACCTTTGCTAACCAAATCATAAAAACAGTTTTCGTTTAGATTGATCTTCGCCAACACAAAAGAACGATAAAGAGCCTTCAGCTTAGAACTAGCTTTCTCATACTCTTCCTTGTATTCTTCGGGACAAACTTCATCAAGTTCCTTGCCACCAACGTAGATCTTGGCGAAGTCAATACCCGAAGGCAAATAGGGTGCCCAAGCCCATGTACGATTCAGAGAAGAGAAGTCTACTTGTCCCATTCCAGAAAGCTGGTTATTCGCAAATACCGCAGCGCATTCGTTTTTCGAATCAAACGTCTGGAAAATCATTCGGCCCTCGTACAATGAATGTATCACCGCACCGCAGGGCCGTCAAGTCAACAACCTGTCAAGAGTTCGATAGTTGTACTGCACGGGCGAGGACTC